GGGCGTTCATACGCTCACTAAAACCGGCTTTTTCCCGAGATGGAATGATATCATCCACAGGCATTTGCAAACCTTTAGCCACTTCGCGAAGAATCGCGGCACGGCCTTCTTTACCAACAATTTCCATGTCGATTTCGTTGGCGGTTGCATTAAGAAATTCAATTCGGCGTACATTGACAGTCTCCTTGACTGCTAAGTTAATAGCGCCGCGGGCAATAATCTCAACATCGCCCTTAATACTTTCATCTGGGTCATATCGCATATTATAAACAAACTGTCTATGGACAATCTTTTTAATTACATCACTGTCAATATGCATGACTACTTGTCTAATTCCTTTACCAGCTGAACCCATAAGCATGGATAGCCCTGACGCTGTGCGTCCTGCTCCATGTACATTAAGGTCACCTGAAATATAAGATGGGATGCCTGAGTGGTCGTCAGCTAATGCGCTGAACTTCTCATATACTTGCATCAATGTGGTTGCATTATCTTCTGGCTGTGTAAACCTTACAGCTGGAGCACTAGCTCCTAATGGGTCATTGGTTACCTGCCAAATCTTCCAAGGATGAAGCTGAGTAATGTCTTCATTCGGGGGTATACGTTCCAAGTTAACTTCCACTTGAGGACCTGATGCGATACCCATATTATTAACCAAAGCTCGTGCAGACGCATTACAAATATTCTGTACATCTTCAATAACTTCAGGTATACCTTTACCCCAAAATGCACCGGGGCTCTTAATAAGGGATGTTTTTGCATATGGTTTTTCTCCTAATGGGTCATAATTTAATACTGCTTTAACTATATAGTTACCTATAATCCATATGCATGCCTCATACTCGCGAGCTTCATCTGGTACTTCATCTTCCTCTAAACCCCATTCACGTAGCATTTTGCCACTTATTTTGCCATGAAACTCTAATGCATCAAAAATCTCTGTAGGTCTGGTATAACTCTGTGTCTTACGCTCAGCATCTTCTTTCTCAAGCTGTACATCCTCGTTAACCCAACTTGTTAAGTTTTCATCTTGTAGAATCTTACGTATAGCTTCTTCATCATAATTAGGAACACCTATCAATTCGGATAGCTCCATACGTGTTAATGGATGATGTTCAAATACATATCCCTCATCAATATTTGTAATTCCTGGTTCAGGATAAATCTTGAATGGGTCAACCCTTTCATACTCAGGAGCTAGCTCCTCACCTGCTTCTGCAATCGTTTGTCCTTCATCACCTATTGTCCATTCCAAGCGACGCTGACGTCGTACCACCGGTCCCTTAATGAATGCACATGGAAATGTTGCAAGGTCAGTAATAAAATCATCAAATGCTTCAGCCCATCCCCCGTGAGCAAACTGGTCACTAATCTTTACTTTCATCCTGTCAGCACGATTCTGTGCATCCTGTAATATCTTGAAACGATAATCTTGTGTTACCATCTCTTTCAGTTCTGCCATCTCACCTTCAGTTGGTGCTTGGCCTGCAACTTCAACAATTTTTAATACGCTAGCTGCAAACGCTTGCTCAATCTCTTCAGCCTGTGTTGGAGATAAATCAGGTAGTGGGGTTGGACCTAAATCCCAAGGTGGAGTACCAGTATCTAATAAGATATCCCGCAACCAGCTTTCGGCTGCGCGACACTTAACTTCAGTAATCCCCATATAAATTGTAGAACCACCTTGTGAATGAATAGCAGATAACTTATCAGGTTCATACTCACCATTGCGCTGTCGCATTCCTTTAAGCATGATAGTCTCAATGGGCTTTTTAGCTCGCTTAGCAGCGTCCCAACACTCTTTTAAATGAGCAGTTATCCCTAAAAATAAAGGTTCATTCTGTCTTTCTTCAAGCGTACGGTCTTCTTCCTCGCGCTCCTGCTGGACCATAGTAGCATTACCCACAACTCTTAAAGGCATGATTTATTCATTTGGTTTCATTACCCGACATATTACACAAATTACTTCCTATATGCAATCAATTTCTCCTTTAAAAGGCTCCCCCGAGAGGTGACTCATCGAGGGAACCAGGTGCGCCTACGTGGAAAAGGAGAGTAAAACCACACCCAGATATATAATATCATGTCCATCCTATTGCTGCAACTTGTTTTATATCTCTTTTTCTATTGAAGTCAATTTCATAGGAAATATTACCTATATGAAGCATCAAATATTGTAGTGCCTCTGCAACATGGGAGTGTTTATTCTTGTCAATCGAGCCATTTGTCTTATGATAACGATAGCCCCCCATCATTGCTGACTTAAGTCTAGTACACCTAGGGTCAACTAGAAATGCTGTATCACCATCTACGTGCCGCATCAAGTATTCATCCACTGCATTGACTCTTGCTGATACACTATTAGTCTTTGCAGGTCGGACATTAAACCCTTCCGCTTTAATAATGTCTACTGCTGAGCGCTCATCAGTCTGTGCACGTTGTATACCGGCTGGGTCTACAATTATTGTAACAGGACTGCCCGGAAATCTTTCATACAGTAATGGCTTTAGTACGGTTCTTGTAAATCTCCGCACACCCATATCAAAGCTGACAGCTTCGTCAAGTATAATTGCTCTACCCCTTGGGTCTTGCTGCCCAATGACTGCAGCGGGGGTTAACCCTAAATCCATCCCGACTACAATGGGTCTCACACCATTAACAATAGGATTAAGTTTTTCATGTGCCATATGATAATCAGGTCTGAAATACTTATATACAGGCATACCTGCTGAGCTCAATCCATACTCACCATCAATATAGACTCTTATATATTCTTCACTTCTACCCTTCGTATCATAATATCCTTCAGGCAAATTCTCAACATTCTCTCCGTCGGGGGCTCGACCAGATGGCTGCTTGAATACATCCCACCCATTATCGTTTTCACTTACACCGTCTACTGGGTCTAGATGCTCCATCTGGTAGTACCACCATGTATCCATCGTCGGAGGGTTTGTGTCCCCCCACATGCCATGCCATGTTGGTCCTCCATCCTTACGCCCTGGAAAACGTCCTACACGCTTGGACATGGCATCAATAATTTTAGGGTGGATATCTCGACACTCATTAAACCACGCGAAAGTCAATTCTAGTGAGTTAAGGTTTGCTACATCATCTGCATCATCCAGCGCTCGGAACATTACCTCACACTCTACATCCCCTAATTTCATGAAATATGTTTTGGTTGTACGCATGTACCGCCCGCATCGCCCTGGTGGAAACCAGTCTAGAAATGTTTTAATTGTTGTATCTGCTAGCTGACGTGCTGTCTCACGAACTACGGCTGCCCTAGTTTTTCTAATCCCATCTTTATTAGGCTTCTGCATCGTTGCTCTTCTAACAACTTCGAATGAACATGCAACTGACTTACCACTACCAACTGGTCCCATCAATGTTCTCATTGATGCATCACTTAGCATGAATTCCCGCGTAGTTTTATGCGGTGTATAATCTACGTCAGTGCTGGACTGCGTCATCTCTATATTCCTGTGTATACATCTGTGCTATATTCCCCCCACAATAAGAACATGATTCACTATTAGATAAAAGCACCCCACAATTAGGGCACGACCCGATTATATCAACACTATCGACATCGTCTATTTCATGCTGATGTGGCTCAAGTGGTAAATTATCTGGTCGTGTCATATCAACCTCTTGCAATAGCATAACAATTATCTGACTTGGTCTAGTCCTGGTTCTCTTTAAGATTCTAACACGAAAACTAACACCAGCGTCAATTAAATCATTTGCAAACTCATGGTAGCGACGAGTTGTATCAAACCTCGTGGCTGGCAAATCTTCAAACGAAGAATTAAATGTATCAAGAAGCGTCGATAAGTTTGGCATCTTCCTCCTCATGTTCTATTACCTGTGTCATCTTATGTGTAGTCTCACCAAGGTTTATTGTAATCGTAAATCCACCATCTGAATCTGTATCCATCCCTTCCTTCTTAGGTTCAAGATTTCCCCACTTTACAGTCGACTTGATTAAATCTGCTTTAACTGCTGGGGATACTTCCGGTGAATGGATTAACTGCCATGACGTAACTAAAAGCTCTTCAGCCTGCGCCCGCGCTTTAAGACGAAAAGTCACACCTTTCTCTCTTATATCATTACGATATATGTCAACCTTCTTCCTAAAGATGGGGTCTTCATTGAATTTCAACATATCACTTGGTGTGATAGCATGACGTTCAATAACCTCATCCAAAGTCTCCCCGCTCTTTTCCAAGAGTAGTGCTATATCAAAGGCTAGCCTATCAGACCACTTTGTATGTTGTAAAGGTAATCTATCCATATCTCTCCTAATTAGCTAATGGATTATCCAATGCTCGTTGTAACTTCTTGTTTAATCTAGTTTCAAGTTCTGCAAGCTTTCTATCTACATCAGTTCTGATAGTATCAGCTTTCTGTTCATAATCATTCTGTAATGCATCTCGTTTGTTCTCAAAGCGTCCTTCAGCAATATCAATCATATTTCTAACATCACTTTCCAACTCATCAATATCATCTTCAACATCGTTAATAATCTTCTCTTGCCTAGTGATATCATCACGCATAGAAGCCTTTAAGTCTTTAATAGTTTGATAGTGCTCATCATTAATTTCTTTAATCATCCCTGTTTCTTCTTTGAATAGATTGATTTCATTAGAAACAAACTCCATATGTGTATCTACAATAACAAACTTTTCTTCTAT